CGGAACTGGTCACAGGCCAGCGCTGCGCTGGGGAACACCCGCTTCTGTCGTTGGAACCATTGACGACGCATTCAACGGCACGCAGCCAACGGACAACTACTGCTCGAACGCGGCATACTTGGGCGAGTACGACTACGTGCACGTGGCGGCTGTCATTCGCGGGACAGACGCGAAACTGTACGTCAACGGACAGTTGCAATCGACAAGCGACGTCAGCATCTCGCAGACGATGGGCGCTAGAACGATTGCGATTGGTGCACGCCGGATCAACACCACGGTCACGCTTGGCGCGCAAGCGACTTTGACGCACGCAGCCGTCTACAAGGCTGCAATGACACGTTCGCAGATTGCAGCCATCGCTTCGTGCGGGCTTCGCATGAAGGACTGCCGCATGCAGAGCGATGCGCAGGTAGTACCGTTTCCATCGCCGTTCGACAGGCAGGCACAGGGAAGCCTTGTGAACAGCAATGACATGTTCACGCGATATCCGAAGCAGAACTGCGGAGTCTTCTGCTACGAGGTGAGGGAAGACGGCTCAAGAGGCTTCACGGTCGTCATGCAACTCGACAAGATCAACGTTGCTGCCATGACCGTCGGTCAGAAGCACACGTTGTTTGACATGCTTCAGAATGCTGGTGGCACCGGAGGAGCAGGGCCGGGCAGCACGTTTGTCACCTACTCTTTTGGCGGCGTCTACCTGAACAAGGTCAGCGCAAACACCGTCTACCTTGAGGCACGGTGGGGTAGCGATGGCGGCGGGACTGCACAGAACAGCGTGTTGCTGAATACAACGTCGAACGTGACGATGAACAGTCGCGGGCACATTGCCGTCGTCTTTGGAGCCAACAGCAGCAGCACCAACAGGCTTGAAATCTACGTCGATGGAGTGCTCAAGCATTCGCATCCGATTCAGAGCAGCCCAAGCACGGGACTTGGCTCGTACAACGTCATTGTCCCATCATGGCATGAGCCAATCGGGCTTTCGAGAACGGAGTCGAGCGAAGGCAGCGTCGACCTGCGACCGCGTGTCACCAGCGGCCCGTTCGCATTCTTCCCGGGCCGACTGACCGGAGGTCAGGTCAACAAGTTGTATCGCGTGTGGAAGGGCATTCGGGGCAACCGACACCGCTTCAACCACAGGCTTCCGCGTCGCTACTTCCAGTACCACGGGCCAACAAGTTGTATCGCGTGTGGAAGGGCATTCGGGGCAACCGACACCGCTTCAACCACAGGCTTCCGCGTCGCTACTTCCAGTACCACGGGCCAACGAGGCAGGTATGAGCACACTCAAGGTCAACACCATCCAGTCGAACACCGCTGGCACGGTCACGTTCGCCGAACCTGTCGCTGTCAACAGCAACCTGACGGTCAGCGGAACGTCGACGGTCGTCGAGCAGTTCACCTCTCGAAGCATCGTCGACACGGCGACTTCTGACTCGTCGAGAATCGCGGTGAGCGACGCTGGCGTGACAATCGCTCCGGCGACGTCCATGTCATCGACGCTCACGGTCAACGGTCAGATCACATCCACCGCCGGAATCGTCGTCAATGCTGGCGGCATCGTGGTCAACAGCGGAACAGTCAGCGTTGGGTCGCTGTCGGCAACGTCGGCAACTGTTGCCGGAGTGAGCATCACGCCGGGATCGAACGAGTTCCTGAAGGCTTGGGGCGAGATTGAGATTGTCTTCTCAAGCACCAACCCGCACACGACTCTGACAAGCGTCACCAAGTTGTCGCAGTCGGCAAACTTCACCGTTGCGCTTCTGAACGGCGGCGTCGGAGGCACTTTCCGCATCACGCTTTCGGCGACACAGTTGGCGACCGCATACATGGTCTTGTTCCAAGACAACCATGAGCAGCAACTGTCGACGCACCTTGTGTTCCCAATCGTCACGGCGAGAACCCTCACGACGATTGATGTCACGGTGAAGAATCAGAACAACGCAGGGTTCACGGGCATCATCAAGTTCCTCATTCCGAACGACTAACACCATGATGACGATGCTCGAAATGGTCAACGACACGCTGCGCAGGCTTGGCAAGCCTCGCGTGGCCGCGCTTGACACCAGCGGAACGTCGACGCAATCGGAAGTCGAGCGCTGCATCAGCGATGCAAGCAGGAGGCTTCAGACCAAGCAATGGCTGTTCAACCACATCCCGAAGGCCAAGTACGTGGTCGTCGCCAACAATGCTTTGACTACTGCTGAAATCGCCGCTGTGCCGATTCTGCACGTCGATGCTGCTGACGACTACATGTACAAGAACTACACCGTCAGGGACGGCAAGTTGTTCGACATCGAACTGAACACCAGCACGTTCCCGAAGGACACGGAGTTCTACCTTCAGGTGACGCTGCTCCTTCCGGTCACAGACCTCCCTGACTCGTTCGCGCAGTTGGTGATCGCCCACGCCGCGTTCAACTTCAACCGACACTTCGTCGGCAATCAGGCGCGCGATGCCCAGTTGCAGCAGGAGATCATGCTCGCGCAGGCGCAGGTCAACCGCGAGGAGATTCTGTCCAGCGACGTGAATGTCCTGTCCACCGCAGACGTCCGCTCCGTCAAGGGCCGCCCGGCCTTCCAGTACATCGAAGGGTACGTAGATGCCTAATCCATACACCATCGTCGACGCCATCAACCAAGTGGTCGAAACCATCGGCGAGTTCCCGATGGGCGGCACGACCCGACCAAGCGCCGGGGGCGACACGACGTCGATCTACTGGCGCGCTGAAACGTTCATCGACCGCGCCCTGTATCAGGTGCTGGCGCAAGGCTGGCCGGAGAACACGGAGCGCGCACGCTCGTTCACGGCAAGCGGTTCGGGCTTCGTGACCCTGACAGGCATCCTGTCGATCAAGGCGACCGGGCCTGACCACTACCGCACGCTGGTGATCCGAAACAACGCAGGCACTCCGACCGTGTACGACGCCGACAAGCGAACGTTCAACCTTGGGGCCAGCGCAACCGTCTTCCTCGACGTCACGGTGCTGCTTGCTTGGGAAGACCTCCCGGTCAAGTTGGCCGACGTCGTGATCGCACAGGCCAAGTTGCTGTTCCAGCGCAGGCTTCAGAACAGCCAGTTGGCCGACAGTCAGATGCAGCAGGAGTACGTGCAGTCGGAGATGCGCGCGGATCGCAACGAGGTTTCTCGAAGCGACCTTCCTCCGAACACGCAGCCGATGTTCCCCAACACCGGAGGCGGGCAGCGAGAGCAGGGAGGCTAAATGCCAACGGCAAACCTGTACCAGCGCATCCCCGGGCTGATGCACGGCATCAGCAAGCAGTCGCCGACGATCCGGTATCCGGGTCAGGTTGCCGATTCGCTCAACGTCAACTTCAACATCGTCGACGGTGCTCGCAAGCGCTCAAGCACAAAGCACGTGGCCTTCATCAGCGGGGCGACGTACAACCAGCAGTACCGTCTGCACCGCATTGAGCGCGACGACGCGGAAGAGTACCTCGTCGTCTGTGGATCGGCTGGATACATTCGCGTCATCGACGTCAACACCGGGACAGTCGTGACTCCGACTGTTACCACAGCCGCTTCGCAATATCTTTCATACGGCGGCGCAAAGGCAGAGAACCTTCGATTCGTAACGGTTGCCGACAACACCTTCATCGCCAACACGCTTCGACCGACGGCAACTAGCAACAATGGAGTCAGCATCAACGCGAACACCATGCCTGTTCGCATGCAACGAACGACGACTTCTCCGCTGACGTTCAGCATCGACGTGTGCACTTGGAAGGATCGGCCTTTCTACAGGCAGGTCATCAAGGCGGGAACGACACTTCCGACGACGGGAACGTTCAGGATGACGTACCTTGGCGACCTGACGCCTACCAACGTTCCTTGGAACGCCAACTCAAAGCAGGTTGAAGAGTGCCTGACCGGAAACGGCCTTGATCCCGACGATTATCCCGACGACGCCATCGAAGGCATCAGGTCAATCGTCCGTGGCAAGATCATCGTGACCGGAGGGCCGCTGCCGGAGAAGCCGATCTACATTGACTTCTCTCCCGACCTCAACGTGAACAGCCTGATCAGCATTTCATCGGGAACGATGAATGGCTCCGCTTACACAGTTTCTCGCGGCGAGGACTTTACGCAGCCAGCGCCGAAGTTCATCACCGAAGGAAGGAAGATCAGCGACGTCGGGTACTTCAGGAACAGACTCATCCTGTGCAGCGATGACTTCGTGTTCTTCAGCGCAACGGACGACATCTTCAACCTGTTCAAGGAGCGCGCCGACCTGCTCACCGATGCCGACCCCATCGAAGTTCAGTTGAGCGCCAACGACGTCACAATCGTCGATCACGTTGTACCTTACCGACGATCCGTTCTTGTCCTGACCCGGGCTGGGCAGCAGTTTGAAGTCACCAGCGGTGACGTGTTCGGCCCGGGTCAGGTTGCCGTCAGCCCAAGCACGCGATACTCCACCAAGAACATCCGTCCAGTAGCCGTCGGAGAGCGCATCTATCTGCTTGGTGACCATCCAAGCAAGACGCTGCTCTACGAATACTTCTACTCCGACACGGCAGTCAGCAACATCGCGGCAGACGTCACCAAGCACGTCGACGACCTGCTTCCGGCAGACGTCATCGGCATGGATGCCAGCGCAAACAGCGACATGGTGTGCTGCATTGCGCGCCCCAAGGCTGACGACATCGAACGAATCGTCATCAGCGCGCAGACCGGAAACTGGAGCGCGTCAACCACTTGGGTCGGCGACGTTCCTCCGCAGCCGTATGACACGGCAATCATCACGTCGGGACACACCGTGACGCTCGACTCGTATCCGGCTCCCGCTCCAAAGGGAACACTTCCTGCCTCATACGTGTACGTGTACCGCTCGTACAACGTCGGTAACGAGCGCAAGCAGAGCGCTTGGAGCGTGTGGCAGTTCGGCACCGACAACATTCAGGACGCAAAGATCATCGACGACGAACTGTTCATCCTGCGTCGTGACGATGATCAGGCGTCGGGCACGTCGGGAATCTTCGTCGAGAAGATGAACTTGACCGACGAATCGTCGCCGCAGGATGGGTGGACGAATCAGGTTCAAGTCGATCAGTACCGCATGTTCAGCGCTGGGCAGGGAACGTACAACGCCGGAGGCAACTATACGTCATGGAACCTTGGCTACTACAACGCTGCCATCGACACGTGCGTGTTCGATGACTTCACGACTGCCGCCGCGACTCACGTCAATGGAACAATCCGCGTCACCGGAAACCACAGCGCAAAGAAGGTGATTCTTGGGCGCAACTACGACGCTTTCATTGAGTTGAGCGAGGTCATCTTCCGAAGCGAGGACAGGCCCATCACGGATGGAAGGACAATGCTGCACAAGTTGGTCGTTGACCACGTCAACAGCGGCAAGTACACGGTCGACGTCACGCGAACGCCCGGAATCTCGACGTCTACTGCGTTTGTTCCTACTGGTGGATTCGACGACAGCGGCCTGCACACATGCTGGGTAAGCACGCAGGCAAACAGGTGCGTCATCAAACTCACGTCTGATACCGTACTCCCGGTTACGTGGAGCGGTGTCGAGTATCACGGTACGTTCGCAACTCTGCGGGAGTACAAGCAATGACAGGCGCAGAAATCCCAGCAATCATCGCCATCACGGCTGCAAGCGCGGCGGCATCGACCGCGAGCGCCGTGATGATGAACCAGCGGATCAAGCAGGGCATCGCCATGCAGGCCGCAGCGAATCAGGATCGTCAGAAGCAACTGACGGCCCAGCGCAATCTCATCGAATCGCAGATCACCGACCGCGCTGCGGCAGAGTCTCGCATGAAGGAACGCGATGCGGCGGCAGCGCGCGGGCGACTGCGGGCCGGAGCGGCTATGGCTGGCCTGTCAACTGGCAGCGGCGTCGGCGAGCAGATGATGAACCAACTGTTCTTCGACGAGTCGTTCGCCAAGGACATGATCGAACGTGGCCGATACGAAGCCGTGCGCCGCGCCAACCTCGACTACCAGCAGCAGCAGTTGTCGAGCACGCAGGCGTACCAGTCGCAGGCGATGAACTACTCCATGCAGGCGCAGAATCCGTTCCTTTCGGGCATCACGGGTGGCCTTCAGGGTCTTGGTACTGGACTGTCCATCGCTGGCGGCATGCGACA